TCTGGTTTTGGAATAGCAATACACAAAATGTTATAATGAAACAAACACTAATAGATGACAATGGGGTGAGTATTACACAACAAAGACAAATTGACGGAAGCTGTACTACTTTTAATGGTTGTGATTATAGTAACTATACTGACACTATTATTGTGGGTGGAAACAGTCAGCAAGATTACGAAATAACAGCAAGATTTGAGTTTAACGAATTCAGTAACACTACAGCACATTATGCAGCAGACTTGAGAAATCCATCTCTTACAGTAAGCTATTATGAAAACTTTACACAACCAGAACCCATAGAGTTAGACACAAAGTGGGAAGATACATTGGAAGAAGAATACAAGATGGATTATGTTGTAGAAGAATTTAAATTAGATGATTTTATATTCTTGAAAGAAGATACAGAAATGTTTATATTAGAAGAAACTACAGAAGAACTTGACAAAGAGTTTGAAGAAGTAGAAATCTTACAAGCATTTGGAGGACCAGAAATTGTTGAAGAGCCAAAGGAACAAGAGGATAAAGAGATTGATAGCACAGTCGCAATACAAGATGACGCCATGGAGGAGGTCATGGAAGAGCAACCTAAACAAACTGAAGAAACCTTTGTGGCGACAGATGGACAGCAACTTGAGAGTGAACCATCTAGTAACGAGCAAGTGGCAGTAGACGTACAAGATGTGCAGACACAGGTAGCAGTTAAAATAAAAGCTATAGACAAACAACTTGCAGCTACAAATATTATAGGTGCGCAACTCATGGAAGCACAACAAGTTGATTTGTCTAGCTACAATAAAAGCTACACAGACAATAGAAAGATATATGAAGGTAATACTTACGAGGATTTTAGGACACTTGATGAGTACAGCAAAAAGATTTATAATGATAATACAAAATTTGTAGCTATATCTATAAATGACCCTGTGAGAAAGTATCAGGAAAAACTTAAAGATGCTACAATAAAAAGACAAATGGCTGAAAGAGAATTAAGACAGCTAAGAGGTTACTAATGGATTTAATAGAAACACTTAAAAAATACATAGTCTTAGTAGGTATCATATCTACAATCGGAGGAGGCTTTTATACATGGGGTGTATTTAACAATAGACTTGATGAGTTAGAGCAATCCACTAATACTAAAACTGTAAAAGCTATGCAGAAAGAAATAGCTATTCTAGAAAAAAGAGTAGCAGTATTAGAATCTAGTCTTAACGAGTTTAAAATTACAATACAAAACCCATTAAAAAATTAAGGAGGTATCATGGCTTTAGATAAAGAGAAGATTAAAGAAGAACTAAAAGAATTTTCTGAAGATGCAGCTGAAGTTATTGGAGATGCACTTAAAAAACATTTCTGGAAATCTGTGAAAGCAGCATGGAAAGGTTTTACTGTTATCCAAAAACTATATGTAGTTGCAATTTTTGGAGCTTATTCTTATTTACTATATTGGATTTAAACTAATTTGCCTATCCAGTTCCCTTCATTATCAAGAACCATAGGAAACAGTTTAGGTATTCCATCTATAATCATACCACAGCCTAGTATAAATCTAGTTTTAAAATTTTTAGCATAGGCAAATGCTAGGCTCTTTTGATTTATAAGACATCCTACATTCATACCCCAGAATAAATTGTCAGGGTTTGCCCACCATGATATTAAGAACTTTGTGTGATAGTGTCCTTGTACTGCGTTCATACCCATAGTTTGTGATACCTTTAAGACATCTGCTGCCCTACCATGTGTAAAGAAACACCTTTGTTTGTTAGGTAAAGTAATAGCCAAATCATCCTGCCATGTCCATTTCTTTGTACCTAAAAACTCACCATAAGTTCTAAGAAACATACGGCTCATGCCAGACTTTAATGCTCTACGATATACCATAGAACTATGATTAGATTCTACTTCTATTACTTCTGGAAAAATGCTTTCTAATTCATGCACATATTCTTTTGCTTTTGTAAGTTCATCGCCAGGACTAGGCAAGTCAGGGTCATGGTCATGCATAGACATAGCATGAAAGTCTAGTAGGTCGCCAATGTTAACAATAAAATCTGGCTTAAATTGTTTTTTGATTTCTTTAAGAAATGCAAAAGCATCTTTGTGGTGATACGGAATATGTAAGTCACTAATGACTAGTATTCTTTTATACACACTTTAATAATAACATAAGTTATCCACATTAATCAACAGGTTTATCGTAATCATCTTCTAAACATTCATTAGTACAATAAACATATTCTTGGTTGTTATGCAAGATAACTTTTAATGGTCCTTTGCAAGTTGGACAATAATAGTATTCATATCCATCTATCTCTACAACAGAACCAACTGGTGCTTCTTGAACATAATTTTTAACTTTATATTTTGGATTATATGCTTTTATATAATCTTTGCTTTTTTCAGCACTGTTCTTACTTTTTCTAAGTAAACGATTGCATCCCATAACTCTTCTTGTACGTCATCAACCCATTCGTTAAATGGTTTTTTAGCATGGTCCATATCTACTTTATATTTTATAAGTCCTTCATCTGACCTTTCTGACATTCGCTGCAAAAGTTTACGCACCATTCTGTCTTTGGTTGCTACAAAAGGTCTTGTTATTTTTTCATCTTTCATGTTACAATATAATATAAGATTGGCAACGAAGAAAGCAAACGAGAGTGGCACTACCGACCAATCTTCTTTAAAATGCTGTCTTAGTGTCCATGTAATAACTACAGAACTGATTAACAGGACAATAGTTTTGACATCGTACATCCTCTCCTTTTCTATGTATTATAGTGATTTCTTTACTATCTTGCAAACCTTTATCTTTTAGATATTGATTAGCTTGTTCTCTCGTAGGTAATACACGCAGTGCAGACTTACGATTAGTTTTCATTATTGCAAATGAATCTTCTTTGCGCCATCTTTCTTGTGGTGTGCAAAGAGGATATTCTTCAGCTTTTGCAGTTTCTTGATGTATTTTGATTCTTTCTTTAATAAACAATGCTTGTTCTTCATGTGTCCACCTTCTTATAGGTATCATTACAACCTGTTGTCTAGGGTAGTTATCTGATTGCATAACTCGTAGCTTAGACCAATCTCTTAGTATAGCCATAATAGACAATGATTGTACTTCTATAAGTTTGTTTTTTTTGTTTCGCAATAACTTTGGGTTATGATAGCATAAAAAATCTAAAATGTTTAGTTGCTGTTCCCATTCTGTTTTACCATTTTGCAAAGCATCTAATGCAGTCCAAGCTGATGTAACTTTAAAATCAATAAGCTCACCTTTGCCTGTAAGATAATCAAATTGACCACTCATAGTCCAATCGTTAGTTTCTGGTCCTTCGTAAAACAATCTCATTTCTGCAATATCGTCTTCAGTCACTGCTCTTTCTATTACAGAATGAACTGATTGCCCAAGCAAAGTAAAGATTAAGTCAGACACATCTTGCTCTATATATTCTTTATGTTGTTTTTCTAATGCACGAATACGAGCAGGTTTAATTAAGCTTGTAACACTTATATCACTTTCACTACTCGTATACGAATCATTTTGCACTGCTTGCATAATAACTTCTGGCAAGTTAGATTTGTTTGTTAAGTTCATATATTTATCTCCATACTGTCTAACTCTACGACCATCTGTTTCTATAGCGACTTCTTCTATAATAGGGTCGACAATTAAAATGGCACTACCTCTTCCGCTGCACCATTGCCACCATCTCCCCTATCTGGACTTCTATCTTGTAGCTCTTGCGCTCTTAAAACAATATTTCTAATACCATCTGACAATTCATCAAAAACATCTTCATTGCCATTTAAATATTCATCTACAGAAAAGAACATTGATGGATGAAATTGTTCTTCTATCGTATCGTTAAGCGGCATAATGTTATGCACAACTATTTTACCTCTTTCGTTTTGTATTACATTTAAAGTACAACCTACACCTAGCAACTTTGATATATCAAAACCTTGCTTCTCAGTTTCAGTAAATGGTTTACCTCTCCAAGATGTTAAGTCTTGTGCTAGCTTTGCTTTTTCAAACAAGCTTAGTGTATAAAACTTACTAATAGTCATAGGTGTTCCCTCATGTAATTGTGATGGTACTTCCCACACTACAAGGACTTGTCTTTGCCATTTAACATTTCCTTGATATTCATTTTTTTGTGTACCAAGGTCTATAACCCTAATACATCTTGCAGAGTACAAACCTGGGTCTAATTCTTTAAATGAACTAGATTTAGTTTCACCTGCAGTAGCAATTAATCCTGCCATAATTTACTCCTTTTGTATTTGATTAAGTAATGTTAACTGTGAATATATGTTAAGTCAAGTAAGTTGACAATAGTTAAGCTACAGGTATAGTATCTACATGGAAGAAAAGTACGAACTTGCAAAACAAAGACGAAACGAAATAGTAGCAAAATATGGTGGACGAAATTTATCAAAATTATTAAACATATCTCATCCAGCAGTATCTAAATGGGAAGTAGTACCTGCACTCAGAGCATATCAAATAGCTATGTTAGGTGATTATGAGATTGACTATATTAGACCTGATTTAGATTTCGATTTAAATATTAAAATTAATAAAAAAAATTAAAGCGGAGAGTGCTATAAACTTAATAAAAACCCTTACACTCAACTCTCCGCCTCTAACCTGCATAAACACTAGCTAATCGTATGACACATATTATAGCAGTGCTATAGCAGTGCCATAGCAGTGCCATACTTTTGCCAATGGCAAAATATAGCTCTTCGTCTACGTCTACATCTTCGTCTACATCTTCTTACAAGATATATATACCTTAGTAGTATAGTGTATTTGACAAGCATATTAACTTAGGTATTATATTAACAATACTTAATTAAGGGAGAACTAATGAGAAAGAGTACAAAGCATGAACAATCACCAGCTTTTCAATTCTATGCTGCTGATTGGATTAGTGAACCTGTAAGGCTAACGATGTCGTTAGAAGAACAGGGTGCATACATTTTATTGTTGTGTCATTGCTGGAGAGGTTACCAAATAAAATTTGATTTTGAAGTCCTTGCAAGAATGTGTAATTGTAGTTTAGATAAAATAAAAAAAATGTGGCCTAAGATAGCACCAATGTTTATAGAAGATAATGGCTATCTTCGTTGCATACAAGCAGATGAGGAAAGAGCTGTGCAAAAAAAATATAGAAAAGCAAAATCAAAAGCAGGCAAGAAGGGTGCAATAGCAAGGTGGAGCAATGAGTAATAGTTTTAATGGAGTACCCTATTACACTAATTGCTCTACCTACTACGAGTTCTTAGAAATGTTTGGACCAGAACATACATTTCAAACTTTTTGTGACAAAGGTAAAAATAAAAAAGTTATAAAACAACTGCATGGAACAATAAAGCAACACTTCCATGAGTTAGCTGACTTGAATAAACAGGGTGCAGGTGTGTTCTTCACTGTTAATGAAACAGACCTACTAGGTAGAACGACAAAGCACATAAAAAAAGTGAGGGCGGTATTTGTAGACCTTGATGGTTCTCCCTTACCTGAAAAGTTTACTTTACTCCCTCACTTGATTGTGAACACAAGTCCAGATAAGTATCATTGTTATTGGTTAGTGTCAGATATGCCACTAGAAAGTTTTACACTTTACCAACAAGCACTAGCAGAAAAATTTGGGGGGGATGAAAAAGTAAAAGATTTACCTAGAGTCATGCGAGTTGCTGGTTTTTATCACAACAAGAACAAACCTTATCCAATAAAAATTATTAGCACTTATAAAATAAAACCATACACTAGAGAAGAAATAAAAAATGGTTTAAAATTAGAAAGACCAAAACCAAAAGTAATAAATTTCACAAGTTATGAATCCAAATATAGTGGCAGTACGAATTATGGAGCATCAGAAGGCGACAGGCATGAACGATTAGTCAGAATGTTGATAGGCATAAGACTTCGTGGTGAATCATACGAGTATGCAAGAGGTGAGGCATTAGAGTTTGCAAGAGCTTGTAACCCACCAGAAAATCCTAAAGAAGCTATATTTCAACTTAACGATATATGGAGTAGATATGCACCAGTTACGTCCTTATCAAACAAAAGCAATAGATGATATAAGAGAATCATTTACCAAAAGAAAAAAGGTTCTGTTAGTTGCACCAACAGGTTCTGGTAAAACTGTGGTTGCTGCAGATATCATTCGCAAAGTAATAGAGAATGGTAAGAAGTGTGTCTTTGTTGCACATAGAAGAGAATTAATTATGCAATGTAGCAACAAACTTTTTAATTTTGGTGTTAGACATGGTGTGATAATGGCAGATAAACCAACTACACCAGATGCTGATGTGCAAGTTGTATCAATACAAACTTATACTGCAAGAAAAGATAATTTTGATTTTGATAGACCAGATGCAGATTTGATTATTTTTGATGAAGCACACAGGTCTGCATCATTTACTTTCCAAAAAATGCTAGAAGAATATCCAGAAGCTCATGTCATAGGTTTAACTGCAACACCATGTAGAGCAGATGGTAAAGGATTAGGTGATATCTATCAAGGTCTTATAGAGTGCAGCAACATAAAAGATTTGACAGAAGAAGGCTATCTTGTTCCTAGTAGAATCTATGCACCAACAATGCCAGATTTAAAAGGACTAAAAGTATTAGCAGGTGATTATGAAAAAGGTAGGCTAGACAAAAGAATGAACACACCTAAACTAATAGGTGACATTGTAAACCATTGGATAATGTATGGTCAAGATAGACCTACTGTTGCATTTGCTACATCAATAAACCATAGTAAAAAGATAGCTAAGATGTTTAATGACAGTGGCATACCTGCTGGTCACATAGATGGTAAAATGCCAGAAATAGAAAGAGAAAGACAATTAGCTATGATAAAAGATGGTAGCATTAAGGTCTTAGCTAACTGTCAAGTATTAACAGAAGGATGGGATGAGCCTAAAATATCCTGTGTTATATTAGCAAGGCCTACTAAAAGTTATGGATTGTATCTACAAATGGTAGGTAGAAGTCTTAGACCAGATGATGGCAAGAAAGATACATTAATTATAGACCATAGTGGTGCTGTTTATGAACATGGCTTTCCTGATGAGCCACCTCAATGGACATTAGATGTAACGACTAATGTTAGTAAAGAAAGAAAAGAACCACAACCAATAGAGAAACAACCATTTACCTGTGTGCAATGTGATTTTGTATACAAACCTACTGCAGACAGCCCAGAATGTCCTAATTGTGGCTGTAAACCTACTAAAAAAGACACTGAGCTGTTGATTGCACAAGGCAGACTTGTTGAATTAAAGAAAAAAAAGAACGAGCCAACAGTTGCAGACAAAGAAACTTTTTATGCAGGATTACTTTTCTATGCAAGACAAAGAGGCTACCTCGATGGATGGGCAAGTCATTTGTTTAAAAATAAATTTAAACACTTTCCTAATTTTAAAAAAAATATACTGCCTGTAAGACCAACAAAAGATGTTGAAGGGTATATAAAACATCACAATATAAAACGACACAAATCTAAAATTAAAATACAAAATATGATTGGAGGTAACAATGAACGAAGTACATAAAGAGTTTGAGATTAACAAGCTTAGAAAGTTAGGTCATGAGCATAGTGTTGCTTTAAAAAATCTTGTGCAACTTGAAGAAAGTAAAAAGATATTAAGAGCTAGTCTTATGAAGGAATATCAACTCGGACCAACTGGCAAACCAAATAGTGTAGCTCAACAAGAAGCTCATGCATATGCAGATGAGCGATATACAGCACATATTAAAGCACTTGCAGATGCTACACAGATTGAAGCTGAGTTAAAATGGCAAAAGAGATGTGTAGAAATAAACTTAGAGTTAATTAAAGTACAATCTTTTAACCAAAATCAAGAGAAAAAAGCTTACAACATTTAGTCATCTGTGTTACAATAATATTTCCCTTATGAAGCACACAGTCAAAGAGAAAAAACACATGGACAAGATTGCTCGACTTGGGTGTATTATATGCAGGAAACAAGGTCATATGTTTGTAGATGCTGAGTTACATCACATAAGAGATATGACTGGCATGGGCAAAAGGTCTAGTCACTTTGAAGTTATTCCTTTGTGTGTTGCTCATCATAGATTAGGGAAAGAAGCTTTTCATCACAGCAAAAAAGAATTTGAAGCAAAGTGGGGAACACAGCGAGAGTTGCTCAAAGAAGTTTTAAAATTAGCTGAATGTTGTGGTGGTTTATGTGAGGATTGCAATGAAATATGATTTAGTAGTAGTACAGAAAGATGGCTCTTTAGCTCCATATGATAAAGAGATAATATTTAAAAAGATTTATAATAAAATAAAAGATGTTAATGTTAGTTGGCAACTTGTAAAGAATGTTGAGGCAAGTATAGACAATAGATTTGAAGAGTTTTATCCAACTTACCAAAACATTCAAGATATAATAAAAAATACTATTACTTATTATCGCTCTGAGAAAGAGCAACATGGGCAATAGCTTCAAGTTTAGCAAATGTATCACTAAAACCTAATGCTAAATACATCTGCTCAAATTTCTCATACAAAGCAAAACATTTATCGCACATTAATTCCAAATACCTCCAATATAAACATTATAACAGCATTTGCTAAACCTATAACTACTATTAATGTAAAATATTTCTTCCAAGAAAGTGGTGTAGTCGTATCAAGGATTCTAGATTTCTTTTTCACAGCATAAACCTCTAATGGATATCTCACATTACCTCCACTCCAAAATCTATTTTTAATCTTGATAACAATGATTCAGCAAGTTCCTTTCTGCCGTACATAATAAAGTCGTCATTAGTTTCACATATCTCTTCTGTAAGCTCTGTACGATTCACCTCGTCTAACAAATATTCCATTAGCCAATCAATAACCCACTCTTCAGTATGTTCTTTTACTTTAAAGGTTTTAAGTTCGCTAAGGATTTGCTCTATATCCATTTCTTGAAGCTCTAAACGAACATCTTCTTTTATTTCTTTAATACTCATCTAAATTCCCCCCTATTTTCCCACATACGAAAAGGATATCCAAAAAGTTTGTCTGCTTTTTTAGCACCGACAGGTCTTTTTAATTTAACAATCTTTATGACAGATTTTTTTGTATGTCTCGCAGTATCGTTATAAACTTGTTTTATATTTTTTTCATCAGAAGCACTACCGACAACTTCATTGCTTTTAGAAGTATCAATAACAACATGGGTAATCTTTAATGATTCATATTTACTCATCATCTAAATCCCCCTCATCTATATCATATTCTCTCCATGAATCATCATCCTCCATGAAGAGGTCTTCCCTAGCTTGAATACAAGCATCTTTAAAATCTAATCCTTGCTCAACCCAGTATTCAGCTCGTTGCTCTAACCAAGCTTCTGTCCAATGATTACTCATATTAATAACCTCTCTCTTTTTTTTCTTTTTCTCTATTTATCATGGCTTTTAAGACTGCTTCCTTTACTGCTTGTAAAGTCTGCTCATCTAATATTTCGCCTTCAAAAACATAGAAATCTTTGTCTAGTCCGTTCTCGCTTGTTCTACTATAAAACTTCATAGACATTGACCATTCGATATTATCGCTCATTATCTTCCTCCCTTAATTCTTTTCTTTTAGTTTCAACCATTTCATCAATCAATTTCATTTTATTCTTGCGAATCTTTCCATTTTTTAATAAACTTTTTTCTTTATTATGGTTTTCTATCAAATTTCTAAAATGATAGACTTTGTACTCTATGTCAAACCATTTTTTTACTTCTTTTTTATAATTATCCATTGTCTTCCTCCCTTAATTTATTGTAAAGTTTTTCATTAACCCTGTGAACATATTTTCTTAACTTTTGTATCGCTTGAATATGGTTTGGGCTAGGTGTGTATTTAGTTTTGATAGAATTTTCAAATTGTAATAAAGCATTTGATATCATAGAACTTTCTTGAAAATTAACTTTTATAATTGCTTTTATTTCTTTTGACATTTCCAACTTCCTCCATAACATCGGCTATATTAAATATCTGTAAATTATAATCTATTAGAATTTCGTTGATTCTTTTTCTGCATAAATCTGTGAAATCTGTATCAATAAAATCTTTTTGATTATAATAGTGATGGTAGTAAACAATCATACTTAAATCATTGACAGTAATGTCATCAATGTTGTCGGCTATGACTGTGTTGATTTTGTTTGATAGTTGTTTTTTAACCATTGTAATCCTCCAAAAAAATATAGCAGTTTATTGACTTGCTAAGGTCATAAGGTTGCCTAAACCTCAATTGTGGCATTATTAAGAATTGCTCTAACTTCTTCGCTAATGTCATCATAATCAACTTTTTGACTTGTTTCATCGCAAATCATTTCCTGGACATCATCCTCAAAGAAAATACGAAAAATTTCAGACATTGCTTCTTGTGCTTTTGTGTGGTTGTTTTTTATTCTTTCAAACTGAATTAAATAATCATCAATTTTCTGGAAAATATTTTCAAGTTCTTTATCTGTTGGCAAAGTCTGTGCATTGCCACAAATTTTTAATCTTACTCCAGGATATTCATAATTATCATCATCAACTTTTCTATCTAAAACTTTTGATAATGTGTTACTTTTTATCTGCATAATTTCCTCCCTTAAAAAAATTAGCAGTTTATTGACTTGCTAAGGTCATTAACAATTAAATTTCATTTTCATAAAATTCAATCACATCTGGATATTTTTCAGTCAATTCTTTATAATGTGAAATAATCGTAAAATGCTCATCTACTGATAATTCAGCATCTTCACGAGCTTCTTGCGAATACATATTATAAAGACCAGAATATTGAACACGAACATAATTATCGAATTCAATTGCTCCGATTGCTTCCATTCCTAAGTCTATTGGTCTAGGCATATCTCTAACCTCCTTTATTTTTTTTACTCATATTTATATTAACAAATCTATTAACCTAAGTCAACTACTTACTTAAAATATACTAGTAACCAAATGGTAACTAGTTACTGAAAATATACTATTGACTTAGATATTAACATATGTTAACATGATAATGGAGGTAAAGAATATGAAGATGACAGATGTAGATATTTGGTTTGCAACCGAAAGATTAAAGTTTGTTAATAAAGTTATTCAAAAGCACTTAGATACTCCAAGAGCTTCCAGTCCAAAAGCCTTGAGAAATCTTAGAGCTGAGAAGACCAGATTAACAAATCAATTAGCAGGTTTGTAAAATTTGAGTTTTGAAATGAGCTAGGATATTTTTTTAGGTTTCAAAATTCAAAACCTAAAATCAAAACCTAAGGTTTTAAAAAACTTGACATTACATTACCGACTTGCTACTATGATATCGCTGGGGCTTTATCCTTTAAAAAATCTAGTTTTAAAATGCTCCATCATACTATATAAGGTATACAAAAATACCCCCTCAAAAACCCTTTCACACCCACACACACACGAGCTACCTCTAAAACTACCCCTCACCCCCCAAATGCATCTGTGTTGTAACTAAACATGGATTACTCCACACAGTGGAGGGAAAAATGCAAATATTAACCTGTTATTGACAGCAAGATACTTTAGTTTAGACTATAAAGTATATGAGAAAACTATTGACAGACAAGCAAAAAGAGTTCGTTAGGCACTTTAGTGAAAAAGGTAATGCTACAGAGGCTGCAATTAAGGCAGGTTACTCTCCAGCAACGGCTCAACAGCAGGGATATGAGCTTAAAAATAAGCTTTCTGCAGAGATTGAGGATGCTACTAGGAAGCTTTTAAATGGTGCAGTACCAGTTGCTATAGAAAAATTGCAACAATTGGTAGTAGACCCAGCAGTTAACGCAAGTACAAAGCTTGGTGCAATCAATTCTATCTTGGATAGAACTGGATATCAGACTACAACTAAAATTGAAGATGTAACTGGTAAAAAAACTGACGAGGAATTGCAAACAGAACTTAAAAATTTAATGGGTTCTTTGCAACTAGCTGCAGTAAAAGATGAAGATATTAACTAAGGTTAACATTTATGAGTGATGCGCTGGAAAGGGCTGTAGAAATTGCTAAAGAATTAGAGCATAGGAAGCTTACTAACAGATTAAAGCACTATGAGCCTTATGAATATCAAAAAAAGTTCCATAATACAGTAGCATCGCAAAGATTACTTATGGCTGGTAACAGAATAGGTAAATCTTTTTGTGGTGCAATGGAGATGGCCTACCATTTGACTGGTAAGTACCCAGAATGGTGGGAGGGTCGTAAGTTTACTAAACCAATCAGAGCCTGGGCAGGTGGTGCATCTAACGAAACTACCAGAGATATCTGCCAAAAAGAGCTAGTAGGGCAACCAGATGACCCCTCTGCTAAAGGAACTGGCTCTATACCACTACAAGACATAGGAGAAACTACCAGAAAACCAGGTGTGCCAAATGCACATAACTCTTTAGTTGTTAAACACGTAACTGGGGGGTGGTCAAGGTTAGCTTTTAAAGCATATGAGATGGGTAGAGAAAAATGGATGGGAGAAGCTGTAGATGTTGTATGGCTAGACGAAGAACCACCATCTGCTATCTATTCTCAAGCACTAACAAGGACTGCAGACAGAGGTGGCATGGTATATATGACCTTTACACCAGAATCTGGCATGACAGAAACAGTGGCACAGTTTGTTAACGACCTTAGACCTGGCCAATCTTTACTACAAGCTGGATGGGATGATGCACCGCATATGACACCAGAGGTAAGAGAGCAAATACTATCTGCATTGCCACCACACGAAAGAAAGATGAGAGAACAAGGTATACCACAATTAGGTTCTGGTCTTGTATTCCCTATAGCAGAAGATGATGTAGTATGTGACCCAATAGAAATACCAACTTACTGGCCAAGATTATGTGGTATAGATTTTGGTTGGAATCACCCAACAGCTGCAGTATGGTTGGCATGGGATAGAGATGCGGACATTGTGTATATTTACGATACTTATGCTATGCGACAAGAAGCTGTACCAATGCACGCAAGTGCAATTAAAGCAAGAGGTACTTGGATTCCTGTAATCTGGCCTATGGATGGTAGACAAGCTGACAAAGGTTCTGGTAAATCACTTACAGAGCAGTACAGAGCAGAAGGTGTTTACATGACACGTAATCATTTTTCTAATCCACCATCAAGAGGTCAACGAGAAGGCACAGGTGGTAACTCAGTAGAAGCTGGTATACAAGAAATGTATACTCGTATGCAGACAAAACGATTGAAAATTTTTAGAAATCAAGATAAACTATTACAAGAATTGCGAATGTATCATCGTAAAGACGGAAAGATAGTTCCAATAAATGATGATGTTATATCTGCAATGAGATATTGTGTTATGTCGTTGCGTCATGCAAGAGTTAAAAATTTTGAACCACAATACATAGAGGCAGAAACAGAGTTTAGTATATTTACATGAGAAAAGAACATAAAAGTAAATCAGGTGGTCTTACACCAGCAGGCAGAAAATACTTTAAAAGGAAAGATGGCTCTAATTTAAAACCAGCAGTTAGCAAAGGTAAGAACCCTAGGCGTATTAGTTTTGCTGCTAGGTTTGGTGGTATGGCTGGAGCAATGAAAGACAAAAAAGGTAAACCAACAAGGTTAGCATTAGCATTAAAAAAATGGGGTTTTGGTAGTAAAGAAGCCGCAAGAAAATTTGCTAATGCAAATAAAAAAACATAAAGGAGGGTATTATTATGCCAATGGGAAAAGGAACATACGGAAGTAAAAAAGGGAGGCCACCAAAAAAGAATGGTGCAAAAAAATTAATGGCAAAAAATCCAAAGATGCCAAAAACTGTAGCTAAAGCTATTGCGAAAAACATGAAAAGGAAAAAGAAATAATGGCAAAGAAACCAGGATTGTATGCAAACATACATAAAAAACGTAAAAGAATAAAAGCTGGTAGTGGTGAAAAAATGAGAAAGCCTGGAACTAAAGGCGCACCAACTGCAGCTAATTTTAAAAGAGCAGCAAAGACTGCTAAAAAAGCGAGGAAAACATAATGGGAAGTCCAGTATCTATTCTTACTAGCATAATAGGTTCTGTTGCAGGCAAAGCATTAGGCGGTGTTATGGGCTTTGGTAAAAAGTCAAAAAAGAAAATAACACCACCAGAACCCAAAGACCTTATGAAACAACCAGATGTTTCATCACAAAGAAGACTTGCGTCACAGTACGGACAAGGTTCTACTTTGTTAACAGGCACACAGGGTGTAGAAGATTCAGCAACAACCAGCAAAACTTTATTAGGCGGATAATGATTAGACCAATATTAGACCAAGCATGGAGTAAAAAATTTTATGAATGGTTACAACCTAGGGCAGAAATAGAAACTGAGGAGTATACTACAATTGGTTTCTTAGATGACTGGGATAACATAGTAGGAGTTATACTTTTTTGCAACTACGATGGTAATAACATTTATGTTCATATAGCTTCTGATTCACCTAAACACGTTCAACGAAGATTTATAAAATTAATGTTTGATTATATATTTAATCAAGCAAAATGTCAGCGAGTCACTGCTACTTGTTATGCAGACAAAAAAAGAAGTCAAAGACTAATTGAAGGTGTTGGTTTTAAAAAAGAAGGATATTTAAAGAATTTTGTAAAAAAACATGATAAACTTAAAGATATTATTTTGTATGGTATGCAAAAGGAGGACTGTAAATGGGTGGCGTAAAAGATTTAATTATGGGCGCACCAAAACCTAAAATGCCTGACTTCGGAGCTGAGGCAAGAGAAACTGCTAGAAAACAAGCAGAGTTAGATGCACAACAAGCAAAGTTTAGAAAAAGCAGAGCTATGGGTATGGGTAGCTTAATAAAAACATCTGGCATGGGTTTAACAGAAGAAGCAACAACTTCAAAAAGTTTGCTTGGCGGATTCTATGGATAAGTTTAAACATTACAAATCAGCTATAGCTCGTATGGAAGGTGACAGAGGTAACTGGGAAGACCAGTGGCAAGAAATACTTGACTATGTTATGCCACGTAAAGCAGATGTTACTTTTGTTCGCTCACCTGGTGAGAAAAGAACTGAGGTCTTGTTTGATTCTACAGCCATAACTGCAAACAATTTGTTAGCCGCAAGTTTACAAGGAACTCTAACATCACCATCTTTGCAATGGTTTCATATTAGATTAAGAGATACTTTTTTAAATGACGAAAGAGATGTGCAAATGTGGTTAGAAGATTCTGCTAAAAGAATGTATGACATCTTTAACGAAACCAATTTTAATTCAGAAGTACACGAAGCATATTTAGATATATGTTCTATAGGAACAGCAGCATTATTTATAGAAGAAGGTGCAAAAGGTTTCCAAGAAAGTCTTATACATTTTAGAACTTTACACATTTCAGAATATTATATACAAGAAAATGTAGATGGTTATGTAGACACATTATATAGAAGATATAAATTATCAGCTCGACAAGCAGTGCAAGAGTTTGGCGAAGATAACTTAGGCGAAAAAGTAATAAAGGCATCGAGAGAAAAACCAGATAAAGAATTTGATTTTATTCATGCAGTAGAACCATTAGAAGACTATGAAAGAATGTTTGGCAAATCAAACACTAAGCTGCCTTTTCATTCATGTCATATCTGCGAACAAGATAAAATGATTGTAAGAACTGGTGGCTATAATGAATTCCCATATCTTGTACCTAGATGGGCTAAAGCTACTGGAGAAACATATGGCCGTTCTCCATCTTTTAATGCATTACCAGATATAAAAACATTAAACAAAGCTGTAGAGCTAGGACTAAAAGCATGGTCAAAAGCTATTGACCCACCATTACTTGTTGGTGATGATGGTGTTATAGGCAAAGTAAGAATGACACCTGGTGGTATAACTGTTGTAAGAGATAGAGAAGCAGTCGTGCCTCTACAAATAGGTTCTAATTTTCAATTAACAGATATGAAAGAAAACCAACTTAGACAAGCTATTAGACAAGCATATTATTCTGACCAACTACAATTACAAGAAGGACCACAAATGACAGCTACAGAAGTACAAGTAAGATACGAACTTATGCAAAGACTATTAGGTCCTACACTTGGTAGATTCCAATCAGAATTTTTAAATCCACTTATAGAAAGAGTTTTTGGTATTATGCTCAGAGGAGGAGGTTTTTTACCTGCACCTGAAATAATACAAGACCAACAAATAGATGTAGATTTTGTAGGGCCACTAGCAAGGTCACAGCGTATGGAAGAAGCAGTAGCAGTAGAGAGATTGTATCAACTAGCTATGAATATAGGACAAGTAGACCCTGCAATAATGGATAATATAAATCATGATGTGGCAATTAGAACTAGAGCTAATTTATTAGGTGTACCTAAAACTGTATTAAGAGGTGAAGACGAAGTAGAAGAAATTAGACAAGAAAGAGCAGCAGCACAACAAGCACAAGCAGAAGCTATGATGCAAGCGCAACAAGCACAAACTGCAAAAACAAATGCACAAGCTATGAACGAAGCCACACAAAATCCAAACATGGAAGAAATAATGCAAGCGGACGTATTACCTGAATAATGGACGATACTTTAAAACAACAAAAAAAAGATTACATGATTACCTTTGGTACAAAAGAAGGTGAGCGAGTTTTAGCTGATTTACTTTCAGCTTATTATCATAGGAGTTCTTTTAGTAAAGACCCTTATGAAACTGCTTTTAAGGAAGGGCAAAGAGCAGTAATAGTCAGAATACTAAATCTTTTAAAGGAGGATAATAATAATGGCTGACGAAACAATGACCACGGAAGTGGCAGACAACCCACAAACAGAAGTATCAGGAGATTCTGTTTTAGGGTCTGGCATAAGTGATAATCAAACAGCAACTGATTGGAAATCATCTTTGCCACAAGAATTACAAAGCGACCCAACACTCGCAAATTTTAAAGATGTTGAATCTCTTGCAAAAACTGTTGTGCATCAACAAAAAGTATTAGGTAGCAGAATACCTATACCAAAAAATGATGAGGAGAAAGCAGAGTTATACACTAAGCTAGGACGACCAGAAGAAGCTAGTGGGTATGAAGTGCAAATACCAGAAACTCATGCACAGTTTTTTGAAGAAAATCAAGTATCAGAGTTTAAAGAAGTTGCACACAAGATAGGTCTAAATAACGAGCAAGTAAATGCTTTGATAGATTATCAAGTAAACAACATAGAAAATGCAACACAATATCAAGCTGCAGAATTAAACGCTGGTAGAGAAGAAGCGCAAACTACACTACAAAAAGAATGGGGTGTAGAGTACGATAAAAATTTAAGAGCAGCACATAGAGCATTACAAGTATATGGCAATGAAGAAGTGCAAGAAGCTGTAAATGGAGAATTAGGAAATAATCCTGCATTTATAAAAATGCTTGCAAACATTGGCTCAGAGGTTACAGAAGATATGGCACAAAACACATCTAACAACAATGTTGCTGTATCAGTATTGGATGCAAAAGCAGAAATAGAATCTATTATGCAAGACCCAAGTAATCCATATTTTAATGCTGGACACAAAGACCATAGAAGTGCAGTAGAAAGAATGAGACAATTGCACGAAAAAGTCTATGGAAAATAATTATCTTGTGCTATAATTAAAATACCAAAGTCTGCCCGTTAGGATAACAGATGTGGTGGCCATGATGGCGTTAAAAATTAGGTTTCCCGTTATGGATAAAAACCGCAACATCATTATTTTTTTAAGGAGGACAGGTTATGTCAACACAAATAACTACAGCTTTTGTCGAACAGTACAAAAGTAACGTATTTCATTTGGCACAGCAAAAAGGTTCAAGACTTAGAGAAGCAGTCCGTACAGAAACAGTTGTCGGTAAATCTCATTACTTTGAAAGAATTGGCTCAACTGCTGCGCTAAAAAGAACATCCAGACATAGTGACACTCCAAGAGTAGACACACCACACTCTAGAAGACGAGTTACTATGGATGATTACGATTGGGCAGATTTAATTGACAATGAAGATAAAATCAGAATGTTAATTTCTCCACAATCAGAATATGCACAAGCTGGCGCTTGGGCAATGGGAAGAGCAATGGATGATGCAATCATTGATGCTGCTAGCGGAAACGCTTTTGGTGGTGTTAGTGGTGGTACAACAGTAGCTTTACCATCTGCACAAAAAATTGTGCATGGCTCAGCAGGTTTAACAATTGCTAAACTTATTGAGGCTAAAGAAATTTTAGATGCAAACAGCGTAGACCCTGAAGAACCAAGGTGTATCGTTGTAACATCTAAACAACTATCAGATTTGTTAGCATTAACACAAATCACATCTTCAGACTTTAATTCTGTTAAAGCTCTGGTTCAAGGTGAAATTGATACCTTTATGGGATTCAAATTTATCAGAACAGAAAGATTAGATACTAATTCATCAAGCAATAGATTAGTATTAGCTTTTGCACAATCTGGTATCGGGCTTGCTCTAGGCCAAGATATTAATACAAAAATATCTGAAAGAGCAGACAAAAATTATGCAACACAGGTATTCTTGTCAATGACTATCGGTGCAACTCGTATCGAAGACGAAAAAGTTGTTGAGATTGAATGTACTGAGAGTTAATAGGAGGAAAGAAAAATGGCAACAGCTAAATCAGTAGAAGTTACAGCTTTAGACGCATCGCCTAGAGAACTCCTAGAAACAGGAAGTTTAGAGGGCAGGATGCGTGTAGCAAGTGGAACGATTGCAGCAGGAACAGGCGACATTGATAATGATGATGTATTAATGATGGTACAAATTCCATCTAATGCAAAAGTATTATCAATCAAACTATTCAATGACGATTTAGATTCTAATGGTTCACCAACATTGGCAGCCAACGTAGGTCTTTATTATGAGAATGGTACAGTTCTTGATGAAGATTGTTATGCAACAGCTATAACAACTTTACAAGCTGCAAACACAGCAGGTGTCGAAGTTGCTTTCGAAGCTAGAAACGTTAATGCAGTTTCTAATTTTGCATGGGAAGATGGTGGTTTATCATCTGACCCAGGTGGAGTTTTAAGAATTGCTTTAACTATGTCTAACGTAGCAGCAACAGCAGCAGCTGGTGATGTATCAGTTATCGTTACATATGTTGTAGACTAAAAACAACAATAAGGGGGTAGTTTCGGCTACCCTCTGAGGATATTATGGCAACAGAAGTTTCAATATGTGCAAATGCTTTAAGAAGATTAGGAGATGACCCTATAACTTCGCTTACAGATGATACAGAAAGAGCTAGATTATGTAATGCATTTTATGCACCAGCAAGAGATTTAGTTTTAAGAGCGCATCCTTGGAACTTTGCAATAACAAGAGCAACATTAGCTCAACTTTCAGATACACCAGCATTTGAATATTCTTATCAATATGCACTACCAACAAGTCCATTATGTTTAAGAGTATTACAAATGGAGTATCAAGATTACATTTATAAAATAGAACATTTAGAAGGACAAGGAAGAGTATTATTAACAGATGAAAGTCCAGCTAGAATTTTGTATATTGCACAAATAACAGACCCAACACTATTTGATGCTTTATTTGTAGATACATTAACAGCTCGTTTAGCTGCAGATTTAGCCTATCCAGTAACAAATAGTGCAAAATTACAGGAGCAAATGGAAGTATTGTATATAAGAAAGCTTAAAGAAGCTAGGGCTATTGATGGGCAAGAAAGTTTTATGGACGACCTGGTTTCAGATACATTTACTGACTTCAGGAAATAATGGCTAGAGTACATCCAATACAAACAAATTTTACTGCAGGGGAACTAAGTCCTAAGTTAGCAGGTCAAGTAGATTTTAAAAAATATCCTAATGGTGTAGAAACACTAGAAAACATGACTGTGTTCCCACAAGGTGGAGCTACAAGAAGATATGGCTCTAGATTTATTTGTGAAGTAAAAGATTCGTCTGCGACTACAAGATTAATACCTTTTGAATTTAATGACGAACAAGCATACATATTAGAATTTGGAAATAATTATATAAGATTTTTTAAAGACCAAGGACAGATTACTGAAGCAACTAAAGCTATTACTGCTATTACAAAAGCAAACCCAGCAGTCGTTACAGTTACTTCACATGGTTACAGTAATGGAGATGATGTTTGGATTAACAGCGTAGGTGGTATGACAGAAGTAAATGGCAGAAGATTTACAATAGCAAATGTAACAACAAATACATTTGAATTGTCAGGTGTAGATTCTACTAACTATACTACATACACGTCAGGTGGTACTGCAGCAAAGGTTTACGAAATTGCAACACCATATACATCAGCACAAGTATTTGATTTACAGTTTGCACAATCAGCAGATGTTATGTATATAGTACATCCTTCACATGAGCCAGAAAAGTTATCAAGAACAGGACATACATCTTGGACACTTGCAGATGTAGTTTTTGAAAAAGGACCATACTTAGACACTAATACTACAACAACAACATTAAACCCAGCATCACATACAGTTGGCACAGGAGTTGCAGTCGTTGCATCAGCTACAACTGGTATTAATAATGGAGATGGTTTTCAATCTACTGATGTTGGTAGATTACTTAGATTTGTAAGTGGCCATGGTGTAATAACAGCAGTTGCAGATACATTAAATATTACTATAGAAATACTTGTAGATATGGGTTCATCAACAGCATCAACAGATTGGCAACTAGGAACTTTTTCGGACACAACAGGGTTTCCAAAAGCTGTTACTTTTTATGAACAACGATTAATTTATGGTGGAACAACATCATTTCCACAAACTATATTTGCATCTGAATCTGGTTTTTTTGACAATTTTGATGTAGGCGATAGCTCTGATGCAAAAGCATTTGTTTATACAATTGCTGCAAACAAAGTTAATGTAATAAGGTTTTTAGCACCAGCACGTGATTTAATCATAGGAACTGCTGGTGGTGAATTTATTGTAAGTAGACCAACAGGTGAGCCTCTTAAACCTGGAAATGTAAATATTAGACAACAAACAACATATGGAACACATACAACACAACCTGTGCAAATTGGAAACACTGTGTTGTTTGTGCAACGACAAAAACGTAAGCTTAGAGAATTAGGATATAACTTTGGTGACGATGCATATGTAGCACCAGATTTAACATTGCTTTCAGAACATATTACGCAAGGTGGCATCGTAGATGTAGACTATGCACAAGAACCTGATTCTATTTATTGGGCAGTTAGAAATGATGGTGTTTTACTTGGTATGACATATTTAAGAACACAAGACATTGTTGCATGGCACAAACACACTTTAGGTGGTACAAGTGCAGCAGTCAAATCAGTTTCTACTATTGCAGAAGCAGACGAGCAACAAACATATTTAATAGTAAGTCGTACAATAAACAGTGCTACAAAACAATATGTAGAATATTTAGATAGTACACTAAATCAAGATTCTGCTTTATCAGGAACAGTTACAGGTTCGTCTACAAGTGTAACAGGACTAGACCATCTAGAAAACGAAACAGTACAAATACTTATAGATGATGCAGTTTATCCTACACAGACTGTAACCAATGGAGCAATCACTGTAAGTTTGCCTAGCAGCTTTGGTTCTAAAACTATAGAGATAGGTTTAGGATTTACTTCTACAATAAAAACAATGAAACCAGAGGCTGGTTCACAAGCAGGTACTGCGCAAGGCCGAAAAAAAAGGTATAATGAAGTTAGCGTGCGATTATTAAATAGTGTTGGTGTAACAATTAATGGCGACCAATTACCTTTTAGAACATCAGCAGATGAAATGGGTGAGCCAATACCAGCATTTACAGGAGATAAAAGAGTTACTAATCTTGGATGGGATAGAGAAGGACAAATAACAATACAACAAACTCAACCCTTGCCTTTAACTGTATTAAGTATAACAGGCACATTAGTAACTAGTGATTAATATGGAGGTGTTATCATAACCGCAGCAACAGCAATGCTCATAGCCACAGGTGTATCTGCAGGCTTTTCATTACTAGGAATGTATCAAAGCTATAATGTAGCAAAAAGAAATGCTAAATTTATGGAAGAACAAAACAAATACAATGCAGAACTAGAAAAGCAAGCACAGATAGCAAGTGCATTAGCATTATCACAAGCAAGACAAGCAAGTCTAGGAGTTAGAGGTGTAGCAGGAACTGGCTCAGAACTCTACATTGAAAATGAAAACTCTAAAATTTTAAAAGAAAACATAGCGGCAATTACTAAAAGAGCAGTGTTTGCAAATGCAGGAGTAGGCCTTCAAAAATTTACAGCACAACAAAATGCAATTTATGGTGGAGCAATGAATATAACAAATTCAATTATGTCTTACCAGCAATTTAGACAACAAAAAGATTTAGCAGAAAAAGGATTGTTAACCAGATGAAAGTACCTAAGTTACAGAAACAATACTTACCAATACAAAGTGGTATAGGTATACAATCAGGTGACCCTGGAGCATTTACTGCAGGTATAGGACAACTTGGTCAAAAAATAGCTGATGTCTTAGGGCAACAATATAATATAAAACTTAGCAAGCAAAATAGAATTATGATTGAAGGTGAAAAACAAAATCTTAAAACAGAATTTTATAATTTTAATGACCAATTTAAAAGTGAAATGGAATTAGGTGTACAAAATGATAAAGGTCAAACTTTAAAACCTGATATGTTGCAAGGTGAGTACAATAAAAGACTTGCAAAATTTATGAAAGATTCACAAAAAAAATTGAATCCACAAGCATTTGCTGAAGTACAATCAGAATTAATGTGGGAATCACGTTTAGTATATGATGAAATAAGAGATAATGTTGTAGCTATTAAAGGTGTGCAAATTAAAGATAATTATAAATCAAAATTTGCTCCTAGTATGTATCAAAGTGCTGAAAATGCAGAAACTTTAGAGCTTGCAGATTCTTTTTTTCAAAGTCATTTAAATCAATTAGTTGCTATTAAAGGTGTTATGGATGATGAGGAATACGAAAAACAAGTTGAATTAGTAAATAAAGAACATGGTAAGATAAAATTATTTAAACAAATTAAACAAAAAATAAAAGAAAAAACACTAGGCAGTGATAATAGCGAAAAAATTTTAGCATTGTCAGAAGAAGTAACTTTAAGCAATGTTATTAAACATTTAGAAAAAAATGGTTTTGAATTAGCAGATGGTACAAAGATAGATTCTGACAATCCATATGTGCAAGAATTAATCAGTGATTACACAGAAGATTTAGACAAATTAGTAAAAAACAAAGCAATACAAAATCAAGCTATAGAAACAGAAGTCAAAGAAAAAGTAACAACTCTTTTTGGTAAATTAAATGAAACTAATGACATAATTGAAACAAAAAATATTATAGAAGAGTTAAGAAGCGAAGTTGATAAATTGCCACCAGAACTAAGAGAAAAATATAGAAAGTATATTAACAATGAAGTGTCACAAACTGAAACATCAGAAGAAATATATGAAACTTTACTTCTAGCTGCAAATTCAGGTTTTTTAGTTGATGCTAATAACGATGAAATTATAGATTATGTAAATGATAATTTGTTAACATCTGAAAGAGCAAATGAAATAATAAGAATAGGAAAAGAAAAACGTAAAGAATTAGACAAATTATTAACTATTCCATTACATAAAAATAATATAAAAGCAATTTTAACTGCAACAAATGGTTCACAAGAATTAATAGACAAATTAACTGCAAAAGGAAACGTTCAAAATTTATCCTTTGGAGATATTACAGCAATTTTTCAGTCTGAAAGCGGTAAATACAATCAAGCAAGTGTTGATGCTATACAAATATATTTAGAAGCAGTACAATCTGGTAAAAAAATGGGATTTACAGAAGCAGAAATTTTATCAGGCAAATTAGTAGAATTAGGTGCAGACAATAAACAAAAAAGCACAGGAAAAAATTTAGTAGAATCAATTACAACTATGGTCAAAGAACCAGATTATAGAACAAAATTTAGTCAAATAGTAAGAGAAAGCAAGAATAAGAATGAAGCATCACGTATAGTAATTATAAATGGAAATCCTGCATATGTTACTGATGCAGAATATATAGGAATGTATTTTGCAGAACGATTAGATAATCCAAATACAGTGTTTGACCAAGAGTATAGACAAAGAAGAACATTCAAACGAGATGAAAAACTTCCTAATGGTGACACTAGAGAAATTGTTGATTTTGAATCTGTTGAAGATTATAACAAAAGAATGGAGCTTTTTGTTTTAGCTAAAAGTTCACGTACACAATTAGACAAACAAACATTTATAAATACAGCTAAAGCATTACAATATAACCCAGATGATATTATATCTGTTGCTAATGAACTTTATGACCCACCAAAAAAAGAAACAACAGAAGATGAAGCTACTAATCAAGCTGGTCAAAAAAATGATAATAAATCTAAGAAAGAATTAGAAATATCCGAAATGTTAAAAAAACAATTAGGAGATGATGCAGCTAAGAAATATTTAGACGATGAGTAAATCTACACCTACTTTAACAGAATTGCTACGAGCTGGTTACAGTGAAGAAGAAGCAAGTGCTATTGCAGTTAAACGTGACAATGTTTTATTTGATAAAGGTTTCACAACTTTTGACATAGCAAAATATGATGGTGTTTTTCAGCAAGACCGCACTTTATTTCCAAACAATTTTTTTAATCCAAATCCTAATAACGTAGTTAATGCAAACGACAAACAAGCATACGAAAATGACCCTGATGGTTTAAGATTATTAGCAGAAGAAAAAGACAGACAAAATAATGAAGCAAACATACAACATCAGAAAGATTCTATAAAATATGATGCAACTATAGAACTAGCAATAAAAAATGATAAGAAAAAAAATAATGAAACAGGTGTACCTAGTTTGTTAAATTTTGCTGGTTATGGCGATGTTGATAAAAATTATTTAATTGATGCAACAAATCAAGTAGGTCTTATACATATTGGAGATTATAAAGATATATTGGATAAAAATTTAATAGATTATCCAGATATGAATAAAGAAAATTATAGCAATGTTTTCGATTTAGTTAGGTTTGCAGCAAAAGCTAGTAGTAATAACACCCAAAAATACAATAAGCAAGGTGATAGAGCTGGTATATTTAATTGGAATTTACATACTGATATAAAAACACCTGGCGGATTTAGACAAGCTCTTACAATAACACAAGATGCATACAATCAAAAAGGAGAAGCAGTGCCTTATTATATCAAAAAAGCTTTAAAAGATAATGACCCTACAGCATTATCTCCACATCAAGAAGTAGAATTGTTGTTAAATGTATATAAAAAAGTTCCTGTAGGATTAAGATTAGCAATAGCTCAAGGTAACAAAGAAGCAATTGTAGATTTTTATAGGGCATATTTAAATTCAGATAAAGAGGGTATAGAGAAATTAAAAAAACTTTTAGATACTCCACAAGACCAAATTATAGCAGATGGAATAGATAGACCCTTTTGGTCAAGTATAGATTACAGTAAAGGTTATTGGGATTGGTTAGACACAAATGTAGAAAAATTTCAATATTACACAGGTGGACGTGGAAGAAATGCTATATTAGGACTTGGTTCTTATGACAACAGTTATGCAGGCAGGCTAGTAAATAGTAGCCTTTACCAACTAGGCCTTGTAAGTGATGAAGAAATGCAAAATTATTTAGCAAGAAATGATAGTTGGTATCAAACACAGGCTGGTGGTTTTAAAGCATTTTTAGGACAACTTATTACTTTCGGAATAGATTATCCTTTATATAGTGGTTCTGGTAGAGTATTTAGTTCTCTATTTAGACTGACGCCACGTGCAGCACTTTTTGCTAGTGGGATAGGTAGTTTTGTTGGTCCAGAACTATTAACGCAAGGTATGTTTCAAGCAATGAGAGATGGTAACAAAATTCGTAGCATGAAAGAATTTATGGAATATTCTACAAATGCACAAGCTCTTGACTCATATATAGAATCTTCTATTATGGGATTTGGTGCTACACTTGCACCTTTTTTAATGAGAAAGGCTGGCATAAGTCTTTTAAATGACAACATAGTAAAAGAAGCTGGTAAAAAAAGTTGGAAACGAACAGCAGGTATTCTTAGTGCAGACCAAACAATTGGTACAGCTGTAGGTTTAGGAACTGGTATATCAGCTCTTGAATATTATCACACTGGTGATGCAGATGTTTTAGGCAATATGGGTTCAGGCCTTGCTTTTGCATTTTCTGTAAATGTAGGAAAATATGTAAAACAAGGTTTTATAGAAGCGTTGCGACAAAATAAAGTTAGACCAGAACATTATACAGAGGGTACAAATGAAAATTATTCGATAAATAGAGGTCAAAAAGATGCAGAAACGCATCGTGCAGAAGTTACTGCAGAAAAATTTTTAGAATCAAAAGGTATTCATATAGAAGATTCTTTTAAATTTCGTATAAACGAAGATACTCCTAAAGGTAAAATAGAAAACATTAAAAGAACTGATTCTGGTGACATAATTGTATTTAAAGAATTTGGTTTACCAATTGTAGAAAAATCCACAAATGTTTTAAAAGGAAACAGTTTAAACACAGTAATGTGGAAAGATAGCATAAAAAAATATGTTATTGATGTACCAGATGTAGTTTTTAATATTTCTAATGCTGATGGTTCGCAAACAAGTTTTTCTTTTGATGTTGACAAACCTAACAAAAATAAACCAGTAAATAGTTCTAAATTTTCAAGAGAAGTTTTAGAAGAAGTTGTTAGACAATATGGAACAGTAGAAGGTAATATTGAAATCTACCAAGATGTTTACAGCAAATTGTTTGAATATGGAGCAGAAAGCAGTTTGTTGTTGCCACAAAATTTTGAGAAAAATTTAGAGAAATGGAAAACTGATAATTTTCAAGGGGATAAACCAGCTTACAATAAAAATGGACGTAGGCGAATAAAAGAAATAGGCACTATAACACAGAAAGACATTATAGAAACACAACAAAGAAGAACAAATCAAACACGTTTTAATCCAAATACAGGTTCTTTTGAAACTACTTACGATAAAACAGATTTAGTTATTGTAGAAGCTGATAGTATCTATATGGGTATTCCACGAAAACTTTATCAATATCTTTCTAATCCAGATAATGTAACTGCTAAAGAAGATAAACCATTAGTTCTTTTTACGCCTTTGCAAAATTTAACTATGGAAGAAATAAAGAGTTTTACATACACAGCAGACATACAAGAAGTTGGTGTCTTAACTTTTTTTGATGCAAAGGGTGAGCCATTAGTAAGTGTCAAACCATTAAATGTTTCTAGGTTAACAAAAGAAATTAGAAGAATTCAAAAAGAAATAACAGAACAAGAACAAGAGACAATAATAGATAAAGGTTTTGATAAAGGTGACAATAAACATGAACCACAATACAAGATGGAAAGTATATATAATGAAAAGACAGTAAATCAAATATACAATCAATCAACAGGATTAGATTATTTAGATGCAATGATGTTACAAATTGCTTTAATAGGTAAATCAATGCCTAATCTGATAGATGACCCAAGAAAGCTTGGTTCATACGATTTTGGAGATAACACAATATCTTTAAATTTAGCTGCAAAATTAAAAGAAGCAGCAGAAGGTGATTCACCATTTGCTATTTTAAATGTAGAAACTTTAATAACCTTGTTTCACGAAATTGGTCATGCTGACCAAGGAAATACTAATGGTTTCAAACCAGAAAATTTTGGCGTAGATGGTTGGATGAAATTTATTAATAAATACGGAGGAGATTTTTTTCAATTAAATTGGAAATATGGAGTGCCATTTGATTTCACTATAGAAAAAATGCGTTCTAAAATTAATACATGGGAAAAAGCTTTTGAAGCAATAGAAAAAGCAGATGTTGAAGAATTGTATAGATTATTTGGTCAAGGAAATATTATAGGTCAACTTACAAAAATAAAAGGATTTATTAAAAATACAGTCAACAAAGAAACTGGAGAAATAAATGGTGTATTAGATGGAGATATTATAAGGCAAGTACAAAAAGAAGCTGAACTTGCAGCCGCACAAGCTGAAAAAGATTGGCAAGCAGAAGTTGATGCTATGGGTCTGAAAATTACTGCTAAGGACATTTTATCTGTTTGGAATAAAACTAACGCCAGAGAAGCTTTACCTCCTGAATTATATGACAAAATAGCACGTTCTAGTGAAGCTCTTAAAAAAGATATTATAAAACAAGCAATGAAAGGTTTGATTCATGAAGATTTAAAAGAAATTATTGATTTAATAAATGGTGAAGAAACTACATCTTTTGATTACAAACAAGAAGTTAAAATAAGGTTTGCAGAAGCTGTGCAAAGAGAAATGGATAAACGTGGAATTATTACACTAGAAAAAGTAGTACGTGAGATAGCAGAAATTAGCATACTTATTCGACCTGGGGGAATGTACGCTTACAGAGAAAATCCCAATAAACCTGGTGAATTGTTAAAAAACCCAATACCAGTTTCAATAGATACTTATTTAGAATTTTTAAGACTTACTGAAGACAGCGTAGTGAAAATTATGGGTGATGTTACAGCTCTTAATTTTCAAGACAAAATTATTAATGCAAACAACGAGTTAGAGCGATTTATATATACTATGAAAATGCAAACTGCAACGTATCAACCTTATAGACGTTCTAGAGATGAAATGTATGCTGATTTTATTAGTGCTTTATTGATACATCCAGATTTAGTAAGAGAAAAAGCACCTAATGCATTAGAACTTTTTTACAATCATATGGATAATAGACCTGAATTTAAAAAAGCATATGAAGCAATTATAACTGAAATGAACAAAGGTCAGGATGCTAGAATTTATCAAGGTATAAAAACTATTTCTAAAGATTTGAAAGAAGGTACAAGAAAAATTGCTGAAGCATATGAAAGAAATGCTAGGAAGTTAAAGCTAGGTTCTTCAGGTGGCACTTTAATAGATTTTGTTCTTTATCATGTAGTGTCTAGAGATTCATGGGTTAATGCACGTGTAGAACAATGGCGACCAAGTTTAAATCAAGGATTTTTAAATTGGGATTATAAGGCAGAATCTCCAACAGGAATACCTAACACAGGTAGATATAAAGAAATTACTGAAGGCCAAAGAGTACAAAAACAACTTGATGACAGTAAAAATTTCTCAGCAGCATTAGAAAGTTATATGTTTGAACTTAGAGAAAATGTATTGCAACCTGTTTATGAAAAATTACAACAGAGAGCAGAAGACCCTAATTTTTTTGATATCTACGTATTAATGAAAAGATTGCAAGCGATAGCTCCCCAACGTCAACAAGCTCAATTTAATCCTTATTTATTGTTAAGTGAACAACAATTTGTAAAAGATTTAGAAGACATTAAAACTAAATTAGAAAATGATGAGTATGATAGAACTTTAGACCCTGCTGAAAGAGAACAAGCAGAAAAAAATTTAGAATTAATGGAAAAATTCAGACCTGTTTTAGAATCATTTAGAACTGTAGAAGATTTTATAGATTACTTTGATAGAGAAGTACCTATAATGAAAGAAAAACAAGAATTGTTTGGACGTGTTACCCAAGAGTTTTTAAAACAACAATTAAATTATGGAGCAACAGAAATAATGACACGTGCGCAATACGAATTTTTAGCAACATCTTTTACTGAACTAGATTATGTTACTTTAAAACCAGTAGATAAAATTATAGAATTTTTAGAAAAAGGTGAAAAAAATGCTAGTTTTATAGGTGGTTATAAAACATCTTTTCACAAAGGTTTTATTACAACTCCTTTTAGCCCTATTTATGCTACAGTAGAAAAAATAGCTAAGATTGCTATGTATGCTAAAAAGAATGAGTATTTAAATTCTATGTTAGGAAAACCATATGATGGCGAATATATGTCAGAAGCAACATCAAAAAATAGATTTGATTCTAAAGAAAGAAAACTATTGCATTTATCTCTAGATGGTCAAAAAGGTTATTTTATAGAGTATAAAAATTATATAAAATATTTTGATGCATGGAATAGATTTAAAATTGGACCATTTAGCAAACCACCATTTAAATTTAAAAGAAAATTAACAGCAGAAGAAAAAAAAGAGTTTAACGAATTTAATCCTACAACTGCTTATGAATATGAAAAATTTGTTAAAAAATATTCAGACTTACTTGATTTAAAAGATGAAGGTCAAATTGTTGCAGAGCCTGTAGAATATATAGGTAAATACGATTTAATAGAAAAGAAAGTACGAATTACCATGGACATTTTTTATGAACTTGATGCAGATTACGAAACAGGGCTAGTTAAAGGAATTGGTTCTAGAACTCGTCAAAGTGCAATTATTGAATATCTAGAAAGGCAACCCGAAACAAAAGATTTTATAAAACCTTATAAAGAAATTAAAAACAAAAAATTAAGAAGAGGTCTTTATTTAACCAGGAAAAAAAATCAAACAGGTCTATATGAACACTTTATAACATTAAGTTATAAACAATACAATCCAAGAGCTGATATTAAAGATAGAAAAAAAATGGAAAAAATGGGGTATGTTTTAGAAAAAGTAACACAATTACCTAGAGAGCAAGTGACAATGCTTATCGAAGGAATTGATAAACAAGGCAACCAAACATTTAAAGAAGCAACTGTAGATACGAATAAAATAGATAGAACAAAACAAGCGAGAGATGAATTCTTTTGGGTAAATCCATATATGGTTTACAACCCAGCAGATGTAGCTGCTACTATTAAATTTGTTTTTGATAGTATTACTGTAATAAAACAATTGTATACAGGAGCAAATCCTGCATTTTGGCCTGCTAATATTATGATGGATTTGGGAACTATATTGCAAAATACAGATGTTAAATTATTGAATATTAAAATTAAAAAACATAAAGACTCCCTAGAACAATATCATCCAAATGACCCAGATGTTGTAAAACGTTTTGAATTACTAGGTTATGAAATTCAAATAGGACATAGTTTAGTAAGTGAAACAATTAGAGCTTTTAAAGAAGCTAAACATTTGTTTGTAGATACAAAAAAATTAGATGCAATATCAAAGTGGTTATATTCTGAGGCTGTTTTATTATCTCGTAAAAGTAAATTAAATTTAACACGAACTGCAGAAACAGAATTAGTACCACGTGAAGTAGCAAAAGAGATTGAAGATAGCATGAAAGATGCTAAGCAACACAGTGATTTTCACAAAAATATATACGACCCAAGTTATGAAGCGGTTACGCGAGGATGGCAAGTTTTACAACATATAGGAAAAGCTACAGAATTTGTAGTTAGAAGAGGAGCAGCTGGTTATATGATAAAAGAAAAACAAGCTGGCAGACTTAATAAATCTTATAATCAAATACAAGATTTGCTTCGTAGAAATGTTATTGATTATAAACAAGGCGGACAACCTTGGTTAGAAATTCCGTTTTTGTTTTTTAGAGCAGCAATACAAGGACCATATGCTGTATTAAGAGCTGAAAAACAAAGTCGTCAAGAAGACCCTAGACAAGAATGGTATAAAAGAAGATTTTGGCAAAACACTTGGAAATACACAGGCTCTATGTCTTTACTTTCAGGACTAGCTTTATATGGTTTCTTCGGTGAGGAAATGGAAGAGTTTTTTAGAAGTGTTAATTTTTATGATTCAACATACAATTTTATATTCCCAGTGGGAACAGTAGAAGGAAATGCTGCAGAAAAAGAAATTTTTGGTGATAATGCAAAACGTCCTCTTTATTTAAAATGGAGAATATCACCAGCAGTAATGCTACAAAAAATTGTTATAGATTCTATTCTTTATCCAATCTTAGAAGAAGCTAGATATGCTTTTTTAAGTAAAGATTCTATAAGAGGAAACTTAGAAAGAATACATGGAAGCGAAAGGACTGTGCCTATAGAACGTGGTGATTCAAGTTACATTGCCAACCAAAATACGCCAAAATTTAAATCAACTTTAGATTATTTAGTACCATCTGAAAGTGGTGGAACAACTTTGTTGGCAGATATATATAATTTTACTATGGGTAACCAAATTAAAAGTGGACTAGGTGAGCGAAATTTAATTAATCCAGATGTACTAAAAGCAAAGCAAGCAGAAGACCGACTTGTTAAACAAGATAAAGATGACATAAGGCGTACCTTTACTGGTTATGAATACGGAGAAGCTCATAGAGAATATATTTATCA